TTACTTTTCCTCCTTGATTTTGATAACAGCCTTAGGGCTGTTTTTCTGTGTTATGTTGTATTTTCCGTTGCTTTGCTCCTTGTATCCTCTGCCGCGTTTGTCATTTGTCAATCCTGCTATATAGTCAATGCTCACATCATAAAAAAGCGCAAGCTTTATTACTCTTTCAAATGGGATTGGTCTTACGCCGTTTTCATACTTGGCATAATATGATTGCTCTGTCCCTAGTATTCTTGCCACATCTTCTTGGCTTAAATCTTTGTCCTCTCTGAGGTCTTTCAACCTTGGATAATAATTTGTACTAATTTTTGTCACTCCTTTGTTGTTACACTTTTGGTAATTTATCATAATTTAATCGCCTTAATTTTGTTTAAGTAAACAAATTATATCACAAGTGACCTTAAAAGTCTTGACAATAGGCTATATGTGACCTATAATGCTAATTGTAGGTTACATATGACCTAAACATAAAGTAAAGGTGAGCGGATAACCTCAACCGCAGAAAGGAAAAAACATGAGAGGAATACTTATAGGAGCGATCCACAAGAAAGGCACATTCACGGACGATAACGGAAAATCAATCGACTATGACAACTTGGTTTTGCAGGTGCAGAAGCCTATAGAAAACAAGTTGGCAGATGATTCAAATTTCGTTCAGGGTGTCGGTTACACTATCGCCAATGACTGCAAGTGTGCTTGGAGCGAAAGAGGAAACGTGTTCGGTAAAGATGTGTCTATGAAAGATATCGGAGAACTTGTCGGAACGGAAATCCAGTATTTCTACAACGATAAGAAGAAGCTTGAAGCGGTCATTATCTAAGGGGGCTTGAACATGACAGTATACGCACTTTATTTTTGCTTGGTGGTGGCGCTTGCCCTGTTTTATTGCCTTACTCGTTGTTTCAAGGCTATTGATAAGAAGAATAAGGAAATATCTAAACTGCAGTTCCGTGTTAAAGAACTGGAGCGACAGGCTCAGGGAATTGAGGTTGTGGGCGTTGAATGATGTCACTTCTTCACAAATTGATGTATCGTCTGTTTCTACCTCTGAGCAGACTGATGAATATACTATGTCGGCTGTTATCGAAAATCAGCACACTATAATCAATAATCAAAATATTACAATTTCATATTTAGGCACTATATGCTTTTTGATAACAATATCTATCGGTATTTATCTTGTCATCAAGTTTGGCAAGTGGATATATAGCTTAATTAATTAAGAAAGGAGAATGTGTTAATGAATCCTGTTTCTACAACTGCAGAAGGTGGCAATACTCTCGTAAATGTCGGTGAAGTTATGACACAGTTCGCTAACTCTGCTATTCAGGGCATTTCCGATTCTATCGTCGCTCTTATCCCTGTGATAACTCTGACAACTGTAATCGGCATTGCTATCAGAATGTTCAAAAAGTACGTAAAGGCGTAAGCCTGACAGCAACGAGGGCAGTTCATTCAGTGAACTGCCCTTTTATTATGCTAATTTTTAAGGGGGAATTATGATAAATAGAAAACTTAAAGCAACGCTGTCATTAGTGCTTGCACTTATCGTGATGTGTTCGGCTTGTGTGGTGCCTGTGTTTGCACTTGATGATGTAAGCGGTGGGGGTGTTTCAGGTAATGTTATTTATGTGAAACGTTTTTCGCAACTGCTCGAATTTGCTAATGAAAATGGTATTGATGTTGAAAATTCTCATTATATCATGACGTATTCTGGGGATAGTTCAAAATATTATTGGTGGTATTACATTTTCTTTATTCCTGATGATATTTTGGTTAATGATACATTAATTCTTACACATGGTCGCTATTCATCATCTTTTACTCAATCATTTATTGTAGCGCGTATACCGAACTATGGTAACTCTGACATAGATGATTTAGAATATCATGCTAATGTTGATGTATCTTCTTTTTCTTTATATGTTGATGATGATGAACAATCACATTCTAATCTTAATCACATTTATGCTACAAATGTTAACATTACCAATAATGGACTTGATGTATCAAGTCCATTTGCGAAACCATATAAAGCTTCTATTACTTATGATGATGATAGCAAAAACTTTTTGTTTAATTTTGAACCGAAAAATGATAATGATGTATACAACGTAAATATTGCCGTGTCTAATCAATCAGAATGGAATTATCCTAACTCTGATGGGTGGTACTATCTCCCTATGGACACTTCGGGAGATTTCACGAAAGAAAATCCTTTGCATGGCTCAATCCCTCTGAATGTTATGCGTGACGGCATTATGCGGTATAACAGCAACAAAGATATTGAAAATACGGGCAAGCTTTATTTCTTCTTGATAGCGGCTAAGGGCAAGGGTGATGAAGCGTTATATAAGGATAGATTTTGCGCCGCAAGTTATGAGTACAGCCTTGCTGATACTGTAGATAGTCACAAGAAAGAGCCTTTCAGCGAAAAGAAAGATTATGAAAACTTTCCGTCTTTGTCTGATTATATAGATACTGATTTTCCTGATATAAGGGACTATGTGAACTTTGATATGTTTCATGACTTGGACGGCATAGCAGACTTTGTAAAAGCGGTTGTTGAATTTCTGTGGAACGCTTTCACAGGATTCTTCCGTTGGCTTTGGGCGGCTTTGAAATTTGTATTCTTCAACTTCTTAGGCATTTTTGAGTGGCTCGGCAAGTGTTTGTGTACTATTGTTAAAAATATCGGCATTGCACTGTATAATCTCGTGGTCGACTTGAAGAAGCTCGTGACCTATCTTTTTGTACCTAACTCAAAAGATTTGAATGTGGCTATAGAAAGCAAGTTTCCTGCTTATGCAAAGTTGAGAAAAGCTTTTCAGCAGGGTAAGCAATCATCATCAAATTCAGTTACGTTTACACTTTTCGGAAAGGACTTTGATTTTAATATGAACTCCGCTCCGAACGAGCTTAAGAGTGCGCTTTTCAATGCTTCAACTATAGCAATGTACGCTATCTGTATCTATGCGACAATTAAGGCTTTGTTCCGTTGCTTCGGAATACAGCTCCATGAATCTAGTGAAAGTGAGGGAGAATAATGATAACTGCGAAAATAGTAGAGCTGTTCTTTAGTCTGCCGTTCTTTAAGTCATTCTCAATAAGTGATGAAGCTTATTCAGCTCTTAGGGATATGATTTCTTTTCTGTATCAGCTTGACCAATTCTTAAATCTTGAATTGATGTTTAAGAGCATTTTCTTTGTTCTCGGACTTTTGCTTGTATCTGCACTTGTGAACTTTGTAAGGGGGCTTTTATAATGTGGTCGGCATTTGCTAATATCAATTGGAAAGCTATGCTTATACCTCTCGCCTTGGGAAGCGTTGTGGTGGGTGTTATCGTGCTTCTTATGCTGTTTGGTACTCCTGTGCTTCATGCGTTCCCTCTATCGGTAAAGGACACTTTCAAGACTATTAGAAAGCGGCTTAAAGGTGAAGAAGTTCCGTTCAATATGTATGGGCTATATCTCTATAACGGCTTAGGCGGTCGAGGTAAAACTATAAGCATGGTGAAACGTGCGCAAGAGGTCAAGAGTAGATTTCCGAAAGTGCTTATTTGTGCAAATTTTCACACGGAAGTGGCTGACAGATTTTTTGATTGTTGGGAAGATATCTTGAACGTTGAGAATATTGACGAAAACGGTGTTAATCAAGGCGTGCTGTTTCTGTTCGATGAAATGCACCTGACTCTTAATTCTCAATCATGGAAAGATGCTCCGGACGAGCTTCTCGAATATATCTCACTGCAACGGCATTTACACAAGTGTATATGGGGGTCGGCTCAGGAGTGGAAAAGGTGTACAAAAATAATTCGTGAGCAGGTCAATTATATCATAGATTGTAAGGCGTATTTTAATTCACGTCTTATCGTCAATAAGTGCTATACAAAAGAAAACTATCTCATTAACGGAGAGCAGGGCAGTGCAGGAACGAGGAAACGTCCGAAAGAATGGAAAGAAACTTTCTGTGCTACTGATGAATTAAGGTCGCTTTATGATACAGAAGAAATCGTTAAGGGGCTGAAAATCGGGCGCACAAGTGAGCAAGAGAAAATAGCAAGCAGAATTTTAAAAGCTATGCAAGATTGATTCAGCCACGTGCGCACGCCCCCTCCCGCGCCGCGGGGGGCAGCGT